CAGAATACGCTTGGCGGTCAAAGCATTAAGCGGCAACTATACAGCAAATCCACACACACGCAGCCTATATTCTACGTTGGGCATGGGTTCGCCTGTTTACATGGATGACAATAAGGAAAGCTATGTAAAGAACGCCTACCAAGCCAACGCCCTTGTTTATTCAATCGTTTCCTTTATAGCAAGCAAAGCAGCCGACGTTCCTTTATACGTTTACGAATGGACAAAGGAGGGTAAAGGTGAAAGGATTTATGGCCACCCTTTAGAAAACTTTTTATATCGCCCTAACCCAATGACGGGCAAGGGTGTTTTTTTCAATGAAGTGTACGGCTTTAAGCTAATCACAGGAAACACATATCTTTACTTTCCACGCTTAGAAGCAGGCCCGAATAAAGGGCAATTTCGTGAGGCATGGATAATGCCAAGCCAATACACCGAGATAATCACAGGCGGCTCAATGATGCCGGTAAAAGGCTATCGCTTACGCATTGGTGACTGGGCTTATGAATACGCTTATGATGATGTGCTGCACGACAAAGCCCCGAACTACAACTATGGATGGGGTGCCGAACTTTACGGACAGTCACCACTACAAGCAGCCGTTAAATTGGTCAGCAAATCAAATGACAGTTACAACTCACAACTGAAAGCCTATCAGAATCAAGGCGCTGTTGGTATTGTTTCAAGTGACGAAACAACGGGCGGCCAATTCACAGAAGAACAAGCCCGTAACTTGGATGCAAGTTGGAAAAAGAACTATTCAGGAAGTGACAACAAAGGTAAATTAGCGTTTACCTCAGCACGAATCAAATACACTCAACTTGGCCTTTCACCTGTGGACTTGGGTATCATTGAAGATCATAAAATGACACTTAGGGACATTTGCAACATATACCATGTTCCAAGCGAGATATTCAACGATCCTGACAATAAGAGTTATGCCAACAAACAGGAAGCACGTAAAGCCGTTTACACTGATGCTGTAATGCCTTTGGTGAACACCTTCTTAGAAGAATTCAACCGCTTTATCGGTGACGCTTACGGCAAGGGAATATATGTAGATGCTGATTGGTCCGCCGTTCCTGAATTACAAGCAGATAGGAAAACGATTATGGAGGTTTACTCTAAAGGGGTAGAGATAGGGGCATATACCCGAAACGAATACCGCCAAAAGATGGGGGACGATAGTAATATGGATGTGCCGGAGTTGGATGTATTCACCACTACCCTAAACGTCCAACCGCTCGAAGGTATAAACGAAATGCCGACACCCGAAAGCACCGAAAGAAATTTAGATCAAAGCGCTAACGATTATCAATAATTACTATCTTTGAAATACGTTCTTTTCATTGACAGGTTTTAGGTTAAGGAAAAAAGGTGTTACAAATCGTAGCGCCTTTTTTTTATCTTTGTCAGAATGAAACTAATACACCACGAGCGTAAGTATTACAGGCTATTCAAAAGAGCCTTAATAAAGCAGGTGCAACCCGCTTTAGAGATGCTCGGCAACGGTGGTGGTGAGGCAAGCGCAAGCGCAATAAGCACCGAGCCAATAAAGCAAGTGTACCTTCAACTATTCGACGAGATAGTAAGCAAGAACGCACAACGCCAATACAAAGAACTGCAAAAGGACGTTAAGAAAGCCAATAACGACTTTTGGAGTTTTACAGCCGACAAGTTTATCAGGCAGTACGGCATGGCCCGTATAGTATCAATCACAGGAACGTCAAGAGATTACTACATTGAATTAGTCAGGCGCATAACTACCGAAGTACAAGCACAAGGACTTGGCATGTACGAAGCGGCACGAATGATTGAAAAAGAAGTGGGCGCAGCGTGGACGGATCAAACCTTTTACCGTGCTGAAAGGATAGCAAGAACGGAAACAGGCGCGGCGGCCAACTACGCTACCCAAGAAGGTGCAAAGGCTACCGGTAGGAATGACCTGCGTAAGATATGGACAACAGCCATAGACGGACGGGAAAGGGATGCGCACAGGGCAGCCAATAGGCAGCAAGTAGCGTTAAACGAACCTTTTATTGTAGGCGGTGAGCGCCTTATGTACCCCAATGACCCAAACCCGGAATTATCAGGAAGCAATGTGATAAACTGCCGTTGCACCCAGTTAGTAATAACACCAACACACCCCGAATACAATGCGACCACGTAACTTTTACGAAAAGCAAAGAAGCCAAGAAATCAGAAAGGAGTTTATAGACTTCTTTTGCGATAAGTTTGGATGGGATAAAGAAGACTTTGAAACCTTTGTCGAGATAGTCAATCACTCACACTTCGGGCCGGCTATCTACCCTGAAAAGGTAATGTGGGCTGTAATGGCTACAAAGGAAGAAGTAAGCAGGGCAAAGGCTATTGAAATGGCTAATAGGTACAACGTACCAGAGGCAACGGCTTTGACCATTTATTACAACAGTTCAAACATGACTTTGGTGAAAGACTTGGTTTGGGATAGCACAACTACTTAGTTTTCGTAGTACCAATAGGCCAAACCATCATCACTTATTTGAGCCGTAGCGTCACAAAAGTAGGTTAGTTCTACCAACCTTTGGGAAGCCGTACCATACCAAAAGGACGGTGTATGTAGTTTGCCTTTATCCTTCATATATTCAATTATACATGCAGCCCAAAGTTACAAACTAATTTTGTGGCAATGGGCATACTGTTCAAAAATAATACACTCCCTGTAACTGACGTGGACACCACGCAGGGAATTATTACCCTTTACGCTTCTTCATTCGGGAACGTCGATTCAGACGGTGACGTGATCGAAAAAGGCGCTTTTACCAAAACTGTAAGCGAAAGAGGGCCGCAAGGGAGCAACCGTATTAAGCACCTTTGGATGCACAATGTAATGGAGCCTATTGGGCGGCCAATACAGATGATGGAAGACATGAAGGGGCTGCTTGTAGTGTCCAAAGTATCGGACGTTAAGAATGGTGACTATTTGAAGCTGTATGCGGATGGTGTTATTACAGAGCACTCGATAGGCTTTGAGATAATTAAAAGCCAAGACACCAAAGAGGCCCGCAGAATTACAGAAACCCGCATGTGGGAATATAGCAGCGTAACATGGGGCGCTAATGAAAACACGCCCGTTGTAGGAATGAAGGGTACTGCTGAAGAGAAAGCCGAAACCCTACTTAAACGACTTGACACCCTTACCAAAGCATTTACCAAAGGCAGTTATACTGATGAAACCTTTGAACTGTTGGCCGTGGAAATGCAGATTCTTAAAAACGAAATAACAGCACTTGTGACTAAAGAGCCGCAGCCAAGCACTCAAGAAAGCGAGCCGCAGTTTGCAATAGATATTTACGAACTATACAAAATCCTTTAATCATGGACGAAAACATCATTAAATCGCAGCTTTCTACGCTTAAAAGCGATATTGAAAGCCGCATAGAAAAAGCCAATGCTCAGGCTACTGAAGCCGGACAAGTGGCCAGCGAGGTGAAGAATGAAATCACCAACGCTATCAACAAATGGAACGAAACAAGCAAACTGACCCAAGACCAAGTGGACAGCATGGCAACTGATTTGAAGAAAATCAAAGAAGGTGTTATGGGTGCTGCTCAGGTGAACAAGTCTTTTGCTGATCGTATCGCAGAGCATGACGGATTCAAATCATATGTTTCTAAGGCTACAAAAACCTCAGGAAGTATTGAGTTGAAATCAGCTGGAACAATGACCAACAGCGCCTCAATTACTGATGGCAGCGTGAACGGTTTTATTGCCCCTACCCGCTTGGACACTATTGTTCCTATTAAGCGTGAAATGTTTAACATTCGCCAGTTGTTCTCAGTTATTCCAATGACAGGAAATATCTTTGCCTTCCCGCAAGAAACAGCCGTTGATGGAGTACCTGCAATGACTGCAGAAGCGAACGACAAGCCACTTACTGACAATGACTTCGAACTAAAAGAAGCCCCTGCTCGTAAATTGGCACACCACAAGCGTATTTCTGAAGAATTGTTGAATGATATTCCTGCTTTGGCCGGATTCCTTCAAACCTACGGAGTACAAGAACTTTTGAAAGTTGAAGACACCCAACTATTGGCAGGTAATGGCCTAAGCCAAAACCTAACCGGTATCGCAGCGGGTGCGCTTTCAGATGCTAACTTCGCAGCTACACCATTTGCCACAATGCGTGAATTGTCAGCAGTAGCCGACACCACAAACTGGGATTGTTTGATTGCCATTATGGGACTTTTGGCAGCCAACAAGCACACAGCCAATACTATCGTAATGAATCCAGCTGATTGGTACATTACAATGGCAAGCATTGGAACAGATGGACACTATTTGAACAAAAACCTTGTATTCGACAACGCAGGCCAAGCACGCTTTATGGGTGTGCCAATTAGCCTATCAACAAGCGTAACGCAGGGAACTGTTTATGTAGGTGATAACGCAGCGGCTCAGATAGCACAGCGTGAAGGTATCTCGGTTCGTCTATACGACCAAGATCAGGACAACGCTATCAAAAACCTTGTAACGGTAGTTATTGAAGAGCGTCTTGCCTTCCCTATCTACTACCCAACTGCATGGTATGTTGATACATTTGCAAACACCAAAGTTGCTATCTCAACCTTGACTTAATCAGGATTGATGCACACTTTCTAAAATAGGAGGGGGCGGGCACACCGTCCCCTTTTTTAATGAACCAAAAAAAATAAGACATGAAAGCAAACATTATCAAAGACGGTCAATATAAAGGCATGAAATTCACTACTGGATTAGTGTATTCAGTAAGCGAGCCGACATACGCACAATTAGTATCTTTGGGAATAGCCGTAGATGAGCGCCCTAAGGTGACCATTGAAGCAGAGGAAATTAAAGAACCTAAGAAAAAAGGCGGGCGACCTAAGAAGGTGACCAAAGAGCAAAAGTTTGAAGAAGAAGTACCAAACGAAATAAACGAAACAGATGAGGCTGGAAACGAGATTTAGTGATATAGGCGACAACCCTGTAACCCTTAACGAGGCAAAGGCATTTTTAAGGGTAGGCAATACCACCGAAGATACAATGATAACGGCAATGGTAACAAGCGCCACCGAATGGTGTGAAAAGTACCTTGGCCGTACTCTTAGGGATATGACCGTTGAAGCGTTGTTTACCGACGTTGGTACACAAAGGGAATTTGAATTGCCTTTTGGCCCTGTTGATAGCGTGGATGAGGTGGCTACTGTTTACGGTGACGGTACTGAAACGGCTTTAACCGCTTCACAATACGAAGTGCTTGGCCTGAATACGAAGTACGTAAATGTGCCGTACATATTCACTACCAAAACCCTTGCCGGATACAAGTTCACCTATACAACCCTTGCTGATTGCCCTTCTGTAATTAAGGAGGTGATAAAGAAGGTTATTGCCGAACTATGGTCAGTGCGTAGCGTAAGCGTGGAGGGAAGCAATATGCAAGAGCCTACCATGCTATCAATTTACAAATTACTCGATCCGTATCGTGTTAAAACTTGGTTCTGATGAAGGTAAGAGGTAGAATAGGCAAGATGCGGGACAGGGTGCTTGTACAAAGCCCTGTACATACCGTGAACGACATTGGAGGTAGGACAACGGCATGGACTACGGTTGGCACTTATTGGGCTGATGTGGTAGATAAAACAGGAAGCAGGTCACTTGATAGCAATAGTTACCAGTTCAACCACCCTGTTGAGTTCACCTTTCACTTTTACGATATACCGACGATAAATAGCACATGGCGCTTAACCGTAGATGGTGAAGTTTATACGATTGTAACTATTGTCAAAGAGGAAAGTGAAGGGTATATCTACATAATGGCTGACAGGCGTGAAAATTAACCTCAGCATACCAAGCAAAGAGATGGCCGATATGCAAAAGGCTATTTCACGGCTTTCTGCTGAAAAGCGGAAGCAGATTGAGTTTGTTATGGAGGATGTGGCTATTAACGCAGCCGCAGACGCCAAAGATAAAGCCCCTGTAAACGTCGGACAGTTAAAACGAAACATAACCAACGAAGTATTGATAAAGCACGGTGGCCGCGAGGTAACAGGGCGAATAAGCAGCAATGCTAATTACTCAAGTGCAGTTGAATTTGGTAGAAGTCCCGGTACTTTGCCGCCCGTTGGTGACGGCTCAAAAGAAGGTATATTGTATTGGGTACGCAGGAAAGGTATTGCAAGAAGCTGGAGTATCAAAACAAAGCGAATGACCAAGGCCACCAACGCACAAAAGCAAGCGGAGGTAAGTATGGCGTGGGCAATAGCAAAGAAGATTGAACGCTTTGGAACGCAGCCACAACCCTTCATGCGCCCTGCTTATGAGCGTTGGAACAAAGTCTTTGAAACCAAACTAAAGCAGATATTACGGGCATGATATTACTGATGACAGCCGTACATGGAAGGCGAGAGATACTAAAGCAGGTGATTGACCACCATAGCCATTTACCTTGGCTCAAGTTTGCCGTTTGTAGTACTGCTGAAGAAGTGGACTTTATGAACGAGAATGGCTGGTACGCCTACCAAACGGACAACGAGCCACTTGGTAGGAAGTGGGACATGGGTATGCGTGCGGCCTTGCTTATACCTAAATGGGACAAGGTGGTTGTGATAGGCTCTGATGACTTTCTTTCACCTGAATATGTGACAAAAGTCGAAAGCCTATCAGAACACTTTGCAGGCCTTAAGAAGCTGTATTTTGTAAACAGCAAGACCAAGGCGGCAACAGAACACACCTACGCACCACACGCCCCTCAAAAGATGTTTGTAGGCGCAGGGCGCACCCTTTCACGGCACGCGGTGGAATGGACAATACAAAGCCAAGGCGGGCTGTATAGTTGGCACAAAAGAAGGGGCTTGGATTATGATAGTGAACAGCGACTAATGGCGGCAGGCTTCTTTCCTAAAGAGATAAAAAGCGTAAAGCCTTTGGTGATGGACCTGAAAAGCGAAACGAATATATGGGGCTTTGGCTCTTTCGGTGGCCGTGGTCATAAGAATAAGACAGTAAGTATTGATGAAGTAAAAAAGCAGATAGGCTATGAAGAACCCAAGCTATGAAATCCTGAAGACGATCTACGCGGCCCTAAATGGTCAGGTGACTATTAACAGCGTAACCGTGCCGGTATATACCTTTGCGCCAACGGGCGTGAACAGATACATTTGGCTGGCAGCCTTGCGCGGCTCAGAGGATTGGACAAAAGATGAATTTGGGGGCAATTGGTTTATTGATATAAACTGTATCGACAGGGTGGCCAATGGTCAGGAAAATATGAAGGTTGTCTTTGACATAGCAGACCAAGTGATGCAAACACTACAACCAACGCCAAACGCTAAACTTTCACTTGGTGACGGTATAACTGATCACAGATTGCAACTTGTAGGTAGCCGCGACCTTACAGAGCTTACTGAAGACGGGGTAGAATTTAGGGTACTTCTTGAATGGAGGGTGATGCTTTCGGCTGGGGATAATGTGATAACCTGATGGAATCAAAAATATTTTCAATATTCCTTTTGTATTTACAAAGTATTTAATATCTTTGACTAATCAAAAAACAAACAGACATGGATACTTTAAAAATTGACAACAGAGAATTTAAGGGTGAATTTGTACCTTTTTACAACAACACTGGATTTAATTTCAAACTTGAAAACGGTGAAATGCTAACAGGTCTTTTCACGCAAGGTTATAGCGGGCAAAAAGAGTTTGAAATGCCAGTTACTTTTAATTTTCAAAAAAAGTTTATGAGAACTGTAAACAATTCAAACAGACAAGTAAAAGACCCTTATGCCTACTTCATAAGATTCAAATAATGAGCAACACAAAAAAAGTAACGATAAGCCTTACTCCTGAACAGCAGGAGAAGGCTCGTTTTTTATCAAAAGATTTATTTGGTAAAGAAAATATTTCCGGATTGATTGGATTTCTTATTGAGCATTTGGAAAAAGAAAAGAAAAAGGCTCTGCGGTTAGTCGAATAAAAAGCATATGCTACGGGATAATGTGATTACTTGACGGAATCAATCAATTAATAGCTTGTGCCAACTTGTTTTACGTCTACCAATGGGTTGCTTACAATATTGTTTTCTATTTCGGAAAAGTTTTCATAAAACTTATTGCTACCGTCTTTATAAAATGCTTGGTATCCTATTAGTTTTGCTTTGCCTTGGTCTATAAAGCTACTAATGCCAACGTAACCACTAAAATCATTAACATTTTCTTGCTTATCCGAAGTATTCTTTTGTTTACTCATAAATATTTGTGTTGCCCGTTAGACAGTAGTTTGTAGAATCAAATATACATACTTCCTTCAATACATAGGTAATTTTGTGGAAACCAACTATAAAATTTCCACACAATGGCAAAACTTGACGGATACGACATTTTAGTCCAAACGGGCGGTGTCACAATTGTAGGTCAAACAGGCGCAGGGCTTGACTTTGTAGCCGACATGATCGACATTACTACCAAAGACAGCAACAAATTCAAAGAGTACTTAGCGGGCGAAAAAGGCGGCACGATTACCGTAGATGGCCTTTATGATGTTACAGGCGGTACCAACAACACCGAAGATGTATTTGATGACCTGATCGCAGGAACTGAAGTGACTTGGAAATGGGGACAGTTTGCAACGGCAGGCGATAAGTACTTCACAGGCTCAGGCTTTATCTCTTCATTGAATATGAGCGGCCCTAAAAACGAGGCTTCGACTTATTCAATCACTATCCAAGTAACAGGAGAGTTTGAGATAGAAACCCTTACTTAATAACGTATGCTCGAAAGGACAAAGATTCGGACGGCTACCATTAACGGCAAGGTGGTAGAGATGATGTGGGACAACGCTTCATCTCTTGACTTCGGTAAGGAACTCGGCATTGAAAAGGTCAATGATATTCAAAAGGAATTGATGCGAGTGATTACCGAACTGCAACCAAACGAAGCAGGGGAGGTGAAGGTAACAAGTATTGAAACAATGACCCTGATGGTTTGGGTATCAATACTTACGGCAGCCGAAACGAAAGACTTAAAGCCAAGCGTGACAAAAAGAGAAGTGAAGAACGCCTTATTTGGTGAAGATGGGCAAGGCATGATGGAAGCGTTGGTTGAGTGCCTTGTACAGTTTTCGCCTATTGAAAGAGAGGAGGCCGAAGCGCTGGGAAAGTAGCAGGCGGGGCGGACGTTACATATACTGACTTGTATCTCTTCGCCTGTGGAGAGATGGGAATGGCGGAGGAAGCATTTTTCAGAATGACCCTTCGCCAATTTTTATTAAGGGCAGACGCTTACAACAATGAAAGGGAGGAAGCATGGGAACATACAAGGCAGATTTTAACGGTACTGATAAACAGCAATAGCAAAAAGAAGGTACGCCCCGCAGATATTGTAGAACTGAAGAGAGATAAGATATATGAATGGAAGCGTAGGAAATGGCATGAGAGTGAGGAGGCGCAAAGGCAAAGGGAATTGATAAGAAAAAATTGGCTTAAAGATGGCTGAAAAAGTAGGATCGTTATTCTTTTTACTTGGCATAAACGCTGCTGACTTTGAGAAGAAGTTAAGCGCGGCAAGTGCGAGGTTGGCCGACTTTGGCCGAAGGGCGCAAGACCTTGGCCGTTCAATGAGCCTATACGTTAGCACGCCAATTATCGCAGCAGGTGGGGCGGCAATAAAGTTTGCCTCAGACTTTGAAGAATCACTAAACAAGGTGGATGTAGCCTTTGGTGATAGTGCTGGAACGGTTCGTGACTTTGCAAAAGAAACACTCAAAACTTACGGGATAGCACAAGGCACAGCTTTAGACATGGCGGCCTTGTTTGGTGATATGGCTACGGGCATGGGTATATCTCAGGATGCAGCTGCCCAACTATCTACTTCAATGGTTGGGTTAGCGGGTGACGTTGCTTCCTTTAAGAACATGAATATCAAAGAGGTTACAACCGCTTTGAATGGGGTGTTTACAGGCGAAACAGAAAGCCTCAAAAGGTTGGGTGTTGTAATGACTGAAACCAACCTAAAGCAGTTTGCTTTAGAGCAAGGAATTACCAAGAGCCTTGAGGCAATGAGCCAAGGGGAAAAGGTGATGTTGAGGTATGAATTTGTAATGGCTATGCTTGCCAACAGCCAAGGCGACTTTGCACGGACGGGGGGCGGAGCAGCCAACCAAATGCGGGTATTTCAGGAAAGCCTCAAAGAGTTGAGCGTTCAATTTGGGCAAATCCTTTTACCAACCTTTATTAGCGCAATCAAGACCGTGAACGGTTGGGTAGATGCCGTGCGGGCAATGGATGAAGGGCAGAAGCGTTTAGTAGTTAGTATTGCGGCAGTTGCAGCGGCAGCAGGCCCGTTATTGATAGTACTTGGCTCAATCGGTGCGGCTATGCCTGCAATAGTAGCGGGTGCGGCAGCAATAGGAACAGCTTTTAACGCTTTAGCCTTAGGCCCGATAGGTGTGTTGGTTGCCGTTATGGTTGGCCTTATAGATACAGTTGATCGTATTGTAGAACGCTTAAAAGAGGCCGTTCCAAAAAACAAGGCATTTGAGAAGGCGCTTGATAATTTGACAAGATCAACAGAGGCGGCAGAGAGCGCACAAAATGCTTTTAACACGGCCAAGCAAAGCGGGATAAGATTAACCAAGGAACAGGCGCAAGCGACAATAGACGAGCTGAAAGCGCAAAAGGCCGAAATTATAGCCAACAGGGAAAGGGCTGAAGGTTTGTTGGCAGTAGCAAAAGCACGCTTCAAATCAATGACAGGTAAGGGTAGATCATATCTACCACACACAAAAGAATATCAGGAATTTGAGATGCTCAGAAAGAGCATTCAAGAATATGAAGCCGCAATACAAACTGCCCTGCATAGTGAAGTAGAAATAGGGGCGGCAATAAGTGAGGCTTTGGCTATTGTAACGTTAAACTCTGAAGCGGCTCAAGAGACATTCAAATTAACAGGCAAGACGGTAAAAGAACTTGAAGATAGGTATAAAGCTTTATCAGAGGCGTTAGGCGCAACTGTTCCGGGTAGTAAAGAATGGCTTTCAGTAACGAACGAAATGGCTGCCATACAAAATGTGTTAAAGCCACCCAAAGCAAACGATTGGTATCAATTTGCAGAAGCCGTTGATTTATCAGCAGGAAAAACAAATGCCTTCAATAAGTCAATAGAAAACCTTTCAAATATTAGAAACCTGACGCCTTATTTCAATGAGGTGACTGACCAATTCAAATATCTGGATGAGGTGGCCAAATTTTTAGGAACCAGCTTTGACGATTTAGCCGGTCAGAAAATAGCCGTGGTTGAAGACGCTATCGTTAAAATGATTGAGGCAGGAAAGCAAGGCACTGATGAATTTAAGCAATTGGTTGAGGTGCTTAATCAATTAAAAGGCGCAACGATTGAAGTGTCAGGTCAGTTTGGCCCGTTACAAGAATGGTTTGATGGATTAGGAAAAGGTCTTCAAACTTTAGTTAATTCAGTTCAAAGCATGGCTTCTGGACTTGGACAGGCATTGATGGGAAATGCAGGAGATTTTAAGACTTGGGCTTTATCGCTCATTCAAACCTTACTAAATGCCGCAAGCGCTGCGCTTTTAGCAGGTGAACTGATAAAACTTGGCCCCGCTGGATTGATAACGGCATTGGCCGGAATAGGAATTCTGCAAGGCATTATTGCAGGGTTAAAACAAGGAGTAAATCAAGGGCCAACAGCATTCGCCAAAGGAGGCGCAGTAACAGGACCGACACTTGCCTTGGTGGGTGAAAACCCCGCGTCAAGAGGTGAGGCGATAATACCATTTGAGCGCATGGGATCATTCCTAAGCCAATTCACAGGAATGGGAATGGGTACGCAAAACATAATAGTAAGCGGACAGCTTGCGGGGGATGTGATACGGCTAAGTGGACAGAAAAGCGAAATAAACAACAACCGAGTGCGGTGGGCAAAATAAATAATAAAAGAGCATGGCAACGATAGACGTACAACTGGACAACACAACAAAGGTCAATTACCTTGGATTAAGAGAGAGTAATGCCTTTGGCTTCAACTTTAATATCAGCATTGATGAAACGCCTATAAATGCGAGCGCTTATGAATTTGAACTTGTATTGTACTTAGACAACCGTGAGCGATTGACTATTGAAGATGCTGACTGGACAAAGGACGGCAGCAGAATTGAAAAGATGTACAATTCATTTTCTTTGCCAACAGGTGAATATACCTTTGACCTTACATGGACAGATGCAAGCGATAAGAAGGTGACAATAGTTCCTGGCACTTTGGAAATAATAAGAAGAGATGAGCGAAATTAATATAGATGTAACCATTGACCAACCTATCACACAGGTTGATTTGAACGTGGTGGATACCTCGCCTGAAGTAGAGGTGGTTATTTCTGAATTTTCGCCTTTGCATGTGCTAAAGACTGGCGACACAATGACTGGCAATCTTGTCTTTGATGACGCAAGCATTGATGGAGTAGGTCATATTACTTTTGACACAACGCATGAAGATGAAGCAGAGGATGTAGGCAGCATTTATTGGAACAGCATTGATGGCACACTAAACCTTCAGCTAACGGCAACGGAAAAGGCCGAGATGTTCCAAAATGAAATGTTTTACGGCAAGGCGGTAGACACTATTGCCAAAGGTGATTTAGTGCAGTTTGCAGGCGTACAGGGCGACCATATCTTGATAAAAAAAGCGGTAGCTGCTGAAGTGATAGCCAACCCCGAATACTTTTTAGGTGTTGCCAAAAGCAATCTTGTAAACGCACAATTCGGTTATGCGGTTTGGTTTGGTAAAACAGAAGGTGTTCAAACTACTGGATGGGTAGCGGGTGACTTGTTGTATTTTGACAATGCAACAGGCGGCCTTACAAAGGTAAAGCCCAGCGGCAACCAACTGCTTATCATTGTTGGCGCAGTGATAAAGGAAAGCACTGGCAATTCTTCAAATGGAGTGTTGATAGTAAGACCGCAGGTAAAGATAAATGGAAAGTCATACCAAGCCTCAGGAATAACTTTGAATGCAGGAGTGCCAACTGTAATAACGCACAACATGAATTTGCAGAACAGAAATTCATTCACAATAAACGTAATGAATAGTTCAAATCAGAGCATAACGACAACCGTAACAAGCATAGACGTGAACAGCTTATCAATAGAATCAGCACAAACATTAACGGGCGTGCATGTAACAATTTTAGGAATATAACAATTAAAAACAGAAATAGAGATGCCTTACTTACACCCAGATTTATTCGACGAAGGACTTGACGTAGTTGCAGGAAGCAACCGCGTTCTTCACATTTGCGACACCGAGCCGACAACTTACACCGAGGCGAGCAGCACTTACACCATTGGCAATAAGAGCGCCCCTACCATAAGCGCCCCTACCAATGAAGGTACAGGCCGCAAGGTGACCATTTCGGCAATTACAGACGGCACGGTTACGGCAAACGACACCGCAACGCACTTTGCAATAGTGGACACGGGAACAAGCCGCTTGCTTTGCGTTCAGGCTTTGGCTTCATCAGTAGCCGTGGTGACGTCATTAGACTTTAGCCTTACCGAGTTTGATATTATCTACCCGCAGCCTGTATAAGCTATGGAATACATTTTAATCTCAGCTTCGGAGCAGATGACCGCTCAGGAACGGGCTAACCATATCAGTGCATTGCTGTGGGACATTGTAAAGCACCCTGAAAGCGTTGGCACAACTAAACTTTTTGGTACGGTAACACACCCTGAAGATGGGCGGGTGGCAATGCAGTGCATAATGGACTACCCTATGCCATTGCAAAATGCAGACCCTTTAGAAAATTTAGTTGATGAATTAAGCGATACGGTGGGGGTTGAAGAAGCGGCACAATGGACAGCAAGCATGATAGGTAATACTGTGACTTTCGGGGATTTATTGCCTGAAGGCGTGGATGTACTTACAAAAGAGCAGTTAGAAAACGAAGGTTGGTTTGAAACAGAAGAAATGATTTAAGTATGGCTTTAAGTGGCAATTTTACGGGGGCGGCAATGGGCTGGGGGTTCAAGAACCTTTCAGGATACACAGGCGACACCGTATTATTTAGAAGGGCAAGCGATAATGCTACACTTGCAGCCACTGGAGCAGAGATAGGTGACGGCACGGTGCTATCATGGGCGAGCGGAACAAACGCCTTTGTAGTTACGCTATATGACCAAAACGGCACAGGCTTCGACTTAACTCAAAGCACGGCAGGAAGCCAAACGCAGGTAATAAGTAGCGGGGCGTGGATACAGACGGATGCGCTTGGATACCCTATGCTACCGTTCAACGCTACGGGTTTTTACGAAGCGGCTGACGGGAACTACGGCCTCACGGACGCGCTCTATCACATCTCAGTGATGGAAACGGACAACACGACCAACAATATGCACTACCTACACCATAATTTAGGTACGGGCAACCAAAGGTCATGGCTATTACAATACAATAACGGAAACATTTTATCATTAGCAAGTAGCGCGGGGACTTCAAACAATACAGCCACCTTCGGCACGTTTACGCATTCGACAAGGTATATTCGAGAAGACCAAATAGACCTAAGTGAAGCAACGGCAAGTGATAGGGCTAAGTGTTGGATTGATGGTAGTGTAAAATCACAAACGGCCTTTTCAGGAACAGAAAGCGGCACGCTGCACAACAGCACCGCGCCCATAAAGCTTGGAGGGCTTTCGGCTTCATTCCTTTATTTAGGAGGTTGGCAATCGTCTGTAATATTTGCCGATAACAAAGTGGCAGACAGGGCGGATATTTATGATGAATTATATGCCCTTTATTTCATTGCGCAATTAACAGCGCAGGACATAAGCATAGCGCCGACCATTGAAGAGCCTACACTAAGCCAAACAGGGCCGGTGGCGCTTACAAGTCAGGACATAAGCATAGCCCCAACCATTGAAAGCCCAACAATATCGCAAACAGGGCCGGTTGCTTTAGTTAGTCAAGATATTACCATAGCCCCAACAATAGGCCAGCCGGCTATTTCACAAGGCGCAGGGTTTGTGGTGGCCAGAAGGGATATTCTTTCAGACCTTGGCCGTCAATGGCGAGTAGAAATTTATGATAGTGAAGCCCTTTCTGGAATAGGGGAAAATGACCAAAACATAAACCTACGCAGCAACGGCTTCACGCTATCATACGAAAGCCCGAATGACGAACTAATTGAAGGGGTTAAAGCCTCAAAGGTGAGCACCACACTTGTAATTAACCCAACGGACACAACTATTATAAGCCTTGTAACAAGCATAGCACAGTCCGACGAGGGTAGATATTACATATTCCTGAAAGAATGGAACGGCAGTAGTTACGATTGGTATTGGTGGGGGCAAATACTTACCGACTTAATCAAAGAGCCTGACAAATGGCCGAGTGAAGTTGAGATAAACGCAATCGACGGGATGGGCTTAATGGCGGAAGTAAACTACAACCCCGCAGTCGGTGGATTGTTTACAGGGCGTAGCACCTTCGCCGAAATCATTACCAAAGCGATTGAAAGAGTTAAACAGGGCAGCGACATTCGAGATACCGACAACTATTTGAAGTTAGCCAATGAATGGTATCATGCCGATATGCCTGATATGGATAGCGACCCTATGCTTTACACAAGTATAAGGCAAGAGGCTTTCTATAATGAAGAAAAGGTAGAAGATACAACGACCTTTAGGCCAAGCAAGGTTAGTGATGTGATTGACCAAGTTTTGTACGGCTGGAACGCTCGTATGTTCCTTTCGAAAGGCTATTACCATGTAGAGCAAATAAGCCTTTACAGAAATGCAAGCACTATAACTCGTGAGATTGTAGATAATGACGGGGCAAGCGTAAGCAGGACAGCCGAAAGTTTTGATCTTGACATTGACCAAACTAATCTTTACACAACGCACGGAGGGTATCGCGAATGGGCAAAGCCACTTAAAAGAGTAACCCGCACGCATAAACATGACGGTAGCGATAATATCTTGCCGCCTTCGCCTTCATACAGCACACCCGTAGCCTTCCCGAATACAGGACTACCACTTACCACACCAACGGCAAACGAAAGCAAAACCCTTACTGTAAGGTTTGCCGTACGTATGCGAATGACCAACAGGACGGGGGCGGACTTTGACAAGCCGTATGTAGGCATGAAGTTAGAACTAAAGATAGACAACGGAAGCGGCACTTTGAATAAGTTGTACAAGCCGACAATGAATAACCAAGTTGCATGGCTTGGTTCAGGAACAAACGCTTACACTTTATTTTCAGGAAATGTGTATTATGGCTTTGCGGCCAATTTTGCAAGAGTAGCAGATGACGAAAGCCAAGACAGTATTGTTTATGTAGAAGTAACAACACCAACCTTTGTTAATGATGATTACGACACTAATACTTTTACCATTAGTTGGGGCTTTAATGAAAGCAGCCCGACACCTGCGCAAACCGCGCAAGGATTGTTTTATGATTCACCGACAATTGGCGGCCTTTCTTATGTAGCAAACGTAAGCCAAATAGCATGGACGGATGACCCTATGGACGTGGCTTATGATGGTGACGTTGTGTTGCAGTACAAAGTATTGGCGGCTCAAGTAATACTAAACAAGAGTGACAATAACGAGCGTGACTACTTAGCCGAAAACGCAAATATCGATTCACCAAACGAATACGAATATCCGGTAGTGTTGAGGTATGGTGACGTTGTAAGGGTATCGACTGAGCCGGGTGCTTTGCGGGTATTTGATGGATATGATTGGGTAGTAAGTCAGAATGGTTGGGGCGTGGGTGCTTTGGATGGTAATTTGAACTTCCACGATCTTGCAGTACAAGAATGGGCGGCCCTTAGGTACATTCCACAAGACAGGCAATACTTTGATTTGTACGGAGAATATGACGCTTGCAATACAGTAAGTTACCAAGGCTCAAGATATGCGTTTGTAGGTGGTGAATTTACGGCAAGAGCGGACAGGTGGACAGGCTACTGGCAAAGGGTAGGCCGTGACAATTCAGGTATTTCGGGGCAGTATGATGATTTGATTGATCAGGACTTGCCATTAAGCACGGCAACGAATGACTTGCCTTTAGTGGTGAACGCTGCAAGCGGAATAGACCCAACAGCGGTGGCTGTAATGAGTGCCGACATAAACGCAGGCGATACCGTGACAACCGTTCCTATTGTAGCGCCTAACCATTCAGGAATACGGGCAGGAATGACTATTACCGTCAAGAATGTTATTTCGGGTATTAGTTACGACATGGAAGTGGGTGCAGATGTAGACCCAAGCGATACAAGTATTACCGTTGTAAGCAATGTGCCTATTTTCGACATACCAACGGGCAGTACTATTTCTATTCCACAGACCAACTATGTTGATTTGCTTGGTGAGTTCTACGGGGGCGGTATTACAGGCTTGGAAGGGTGGACGGCATCACTTAACACGGCAAGCCCGAACAATACGGTAAATGCAAGCAGGCTACTTGCAAGCGGTGGCAGCACTAATCAGGATGCAGTAATACAGCCGAAGGGAACGGGTGCAATTTTAGCACAGCTTCCTGATGGTGCGGCAACTGGTGGTAATAAGAGGGGAACTAATGCCGTTGATTTGCAGATGACACGAGCAACAGCGGATAAAGTTGCAAGTGGAGGTAGTTCATTTATTGGCGGAGGTTCAGCAAATAAAGCGAGCGGTTCTGCTTCAGTAGTGGTAGGTGGAAACACGAATACGGCTTCAAATGATTATACTACTGTTGGTGGCGGAATAAATAATACAGCAAGCGGAACAGATGCAACGGTTTCAGGTGGAAATGGTAACCAAGCAACTGGTTCTGGGTCAGTAATTGGTGGTGGTTTAGTTAATGAGGCGACTGGGAATTATTCAGTTGTAGGTGGAGGAACGTACAATGATGCAGATGGAGTTGCTTCAACTATTAGCGGGGGTGGATACAATGCAGCTACCGAACAATATGCTACCATTGTAGGCGGGTTTGGAGCAATAGCCAATAAGTATGGTATGCAGGCTTATGGCAGTGCTAATTTTAGCGCAAATGGCGACAACCAAGCTGAAACATACCAACTTTCTTGTATTACTTTAGACGCAACGGCAACTATACTGACGACAAACGGAAGTAGTGCCGTGAGCGCAAACACCATAGCAATAGAAAGCGGGGCGGCTTATGTGTTTGATGTAATGGTGGTGGGTAAGGATGTGAGCACTGGGAATGTTATAACAAAGTTTGAAAGAGGGTGGGTCAAGAACGTAGGCGGCACAACAATTTCGGATATTTTAGTGACTAATGGATCGACAGAATTTTCAACAGCCGCAATATCAGTAGCAGCAAACGACACAGATGACCGCCTTGATATTGAAGTAACAGGCGAGGCTTCAACAAC